CAGTTGATTTTTTCCATTTTGTTGTTACTGTTGATTTTGCAGTGAAATCATTTCGTAGTGCTAATGGAGATCCTGGAGTTCCTTCTCCATATAGTGTTTCACGATTAAATAGTGTATATGCGCCTCCCGGGGCTATACTAGCAGCTGCATATGCAATTGCTCTATTTTTCTTGCTATTATTTGTATCTGCAGCTGCAGCTGTACCGTCTATTCGTTTACCTACAAAATCAGATACACTTCCAAAACCTTTTCTAGATCTAAAGTCTTGTGTCATTCCACCTAGCTCTGGCAATTTTCCTAGATTTAAAAATGGTACTGATGCATATGTTGGAGGTAATAATCCTCCTGCAACTGCGCCTAATCCTTGTCCCAGAGTTGGAATACCTAAGTTGCTAGCAAGTCCGGCGCCAGCAGCTGCTCCAATAGATCCTAATGCTGTCGCATCAGTTGCATTTGTATGATTTGAAACAATTCTATCCAAACTAGAAATTGTATCATCATTTAATGTAGTTCCAATTGGTATTATAGCTCCAATTTTTTGAATTGTAGTTTCTTTTCCAAAGTTGATTGGTTTTCTAATTTCTGCTGTTCGATATTCTTCTGGTGTTAATTCAGATAATTTTGTTCCTGCGGGACCTGGTTTGGGTAATGGAGAAGCTAAATTGACATTTGCAGTTGATGATATTCCTAATCCATCTGGTTGATTTGATAAATTGAAATTATTTGCTTTGTTTTGTTTAGTTGTGGTTTTAATTGTATAACTACCTTGATAATATGGCGGTGTTGAGTTTGAATTTACTAAATATGGTTTTACAACATTGTTTATAAATAATGAATATTTATTTCCAATATGCCATTTATTTGTAGTTTCAAAATTATTTGGTCTTGTTAATGCCATATTTTCCTTAAGCGTTTATATTATAAGAATTAAAAGCCATCTCTGCTGCTAATTCGTTTGGTGATACATATAAATTAACTCCTTGTAATGCTTGAGCTACTGCGGCTCCAATTTCTTGTGCTGATGGTCCTGACGATTGTCCTCTACCTGTTATATCTGCAGTTGCTTGATCTAATGCTCCAGGACTTGTTGATGCTACTATATTAAATTTGTCATTTGGATTAAATAATACAGCATCATTAACTCTTATGATTCCATCTTCGGTGTTTGTTGTAGTAACATCTGGTGTTATTCCAGAATCTCCTAATTCAGTTATTTCTTTAGTCTGAGCTAATCCGGATACTATATTACTTAAAAGTGTAGCTGCTTTACCAAGTACAGGAATGACTGCAGCTAATTTTTCTATTGGTTTTTTCAATGTTTCAGTTGCTGTTGCAAATAATCCAATTGTTGAAGAAATTTCTTGTGTAAAAGATTTACCAGATGTAGTAAAATCAGTAATTGATCCTTTAATGTCTGTTAATATTAGTTTTCTTAATCCTGCTACTTGTCCAGTTTCTGTTCCTGTTTCTGCAACTACATTTCTTAAACCACCTTGTGTTATATCGGTAGTTAATAATTTAGATTCAATTGATTTTAAAGTTTGTATCAGTATTTCATCGGTGGTTCTATTGTCAATTGGTTCTAAAGCTTTATCTAAATCTGCTGCTTGCTCTGCGTTCTTTGCTTTAAAATCATCTATTGCTGCAGCTAACTCTGAACCTGACATTTCTAATAAAGCTTCTGCCTCTGGTCCTAGTTTTTTTAACATTTTTCTTTGTTGAACCATAGCAGATAATTTGCTTTCTTCAATTCCTAATGTTTTTGCTAGTTGTTTTCTTGCAAATACATTATTTTCTATTGTATCTCCTTGAGTTTCTAGAATTTTATTCATTGCATCAGCTTGAGCGTTAGCATCGCCTGTTATTGCTGCTTGTCTAAATTGTTGCGTTAAACTTTTTCCGTTTTGATCAACTAATCGTTTACCTGATAGCAATTGATATTCTAATTCATCATTAACAGATGATTCTACATCTAACAATTTTTCTCCTGTTGCTGCTATATCTGAAAATGACACTCCTAAAGTTCTTGCTTTTAATACAGCTAATTCCAATGATCCAGGAATTTTAGAGAATTGTAATTGTATTTGAGGTGCTAAATTAGATAAATCTCTTGTTAAATCTCGATTTAATCCTTGTAATCCAGTTACTTTTTCTAAAGCTTTTGCTGTATTTAATGTTGTGAGTAATGCATCTTCAGAACCGCCGGCGAATCTAATAAAGTTATTTGCAGTTTCTCCAGACAATCCTAAATTTTGTTGAAATGCATTTTGAAGTTTAAATAAACTAGATCCTAATTTTCCAGATCCAGCAACAGTTTTTTGTAATCCAGGTAGTAATTTGTTTAAGTCTTGTCCATATTTTCTTGTTGATTCTCCAGATACGTTAAATCTTACAGCTAATTTATCATATGTTGTTCCTAATGCAGCTGCTTGTTTTGAATTAATACCAAATGCTTTATTTAATTCTTTATTTCGTTGTTCTAAAAATGTTAAACGTTTTGTAAGATTAAGAACTGCATTTGCATAATCACGTTGAACTCCTATAACATTGTTAACAGTTAAAGCTTGTTTAGCATATGAATTATTAACATCTAAAATTAATTTTTGAAATGCTGATAATGTATTTGTATCTTCTTTTAACTCTGCACGTCTTCTTTCTGATTCTCCTTGAGCTTGATTAAATTTTGGATCTTTTCCGCCGCCTGGAACAATAGCTCCTTGGCTAATTACAGGCAATTTTTTTAATTGTTCTATATAAGTATAAGGAATATTCATGTAAATATCTTTTTATATAAATATTTACATAGGAGGTTTTGCGATTTTATCTTTAGGAGTTGGCTTCTTATTTCTTTGTTTTTCTGCTGTCTTTTGTTTTTCACGTATAGAATTTAATTTTTTAATATAAAATTTTCTTAGAAATAATGGCATATGATATATATCATTCCATGTCCATCTACCTTCTCCAACCCATAACATATTAAATAATTGATCGTGTAAATCAACACGATCTTCTGGTTTAAAACCAAAAAAGGTCTGTGCCAGGTTGAAACCTTGCTTTGAAGGTGCCTCCTGTTTCACCTTCAAATTCATATTCGTAATTCATTGCAGGTGCATTATCTGCAATATATGATCTAAATTTTTTAGCATCTGCAGCTAAAAATTCATATTGAATAAAATGTTTTATTTCTTCTGTGGATCTAGATTTATTAACTTGAGTAATAGCTTTTTGTAATGCTTCAGATACAGTTTGTTCTCCGTCTGCAGATGCATAACAAAATTTTATTGTTAACTCATCATTAATTTTATAATCAAATTCACCATTGTCATCTGATTCCAATTGGAAATTGATTGATGAAATTTTTGATAGATCGACTTCACGTTCTAATGAATTTCCAGTTTTTGGATCTACTACTATTACTGGATACATTTTTCCATAACTAACTATTCTTGCATGTATAATTAATCCGTCTTTATCTACAGTTGCTATATCATTTATATTGATATCTGATATTATAAGTGCTTCTAACAGCTTATCTAAAACAATTCCTTCTTTTATATATGATGCATTTGTTAGTATATCTTCGTCATAAGCGGTCATATAACGCATTTCTACTTTCCCAGAACTTAATGGATTTGTTTTTGGATATACTTTACCTCCAGAAGCTAATGTTACTACTTCAGTTGGTAATGTGCTTTTTTTGGTTTTGTCGTAATTTTGAGTTGCTAAGTTTATTAGATTTTCATTTGAATAACGATCTGTTAATTTTGCCATAACTTTCCTTTTTAAAACTTTATTATAAATATTAGTTACTTGAAAAATAGAGAGTAAATATAGTAGCAGTGCCTAATACAGCTCCCCACCATGATGTAACTTGATTTTTTTCGGATCTAGATAATTGATAACCTGTTCTTTTTTCTAAACTCCATTTTTTATTAACCTTGGGTTTTACATATGTAAATACAATTGATGGAACTGCGGTAAATGCCAATGAAGAAAATTTTGGATTTCTAGTTAAACCTCTAGTATTATAATATGTATAAAAATAAGAACTAAAAAATCCTATTGCAAATGGTATTCCTGGAATATGATCTTGATATCCTTTTGTTCTACCCATTACATAATCATTCATTTGTATTATGGAAAATGGTTGTTCATTTTCTTTATATAATATAGATAATTTATTGTCTTTTTTATATCCAAATACAACTTCTGTTGGTATATCTTTTATAAAATTATTTTTATTATATAATATAATATTATTATCAATAAATACAATCTTTCCAGTTAGTGGCTTTTCCTCAAATCTAAAAATAGTATCTTGACAGAATATATTACAAGTTAATAAAGTTAAAAATATAATAAATATACGATTCATATGTTACTTAGTTATTAAATGTAACGATATGATTGAAATGACTTCTTTAAAATAAATATTATAGTACAGTAAAAATGGGAGCCTAAACTCCCATTATTTTTATAATTTATTTAAAATTCTAATACAGCGTAATCATATTTCAATGTTAATTCAATTTGAACTGATTCTTCTGTCGACCAATCCATTTGTCCAAAATTCGAATCTGCTATAAATGCTCCTTTTAACAACCATTCTTCAATAATTTCTCCGGTTGGTGAAAGTGAATTAAATCTAATATCTTTTTTATACTGAGTACTATATCCATCTCTACCTGTTAAAGATTCATGATGTAGTCTTACCCATTCCATTACCGATTGTGCTCCTGATGGTACAATTGGATCATATAATGTTATTGAAACATCTTGCCATCTGGTTTTACCTTTTAACTTTCGCTCAACATTAATATGATCAAGAATGACTTCACCATTAGTTAAAGAAGGTCTGGCAGCTGCTTTTATAATATAAGTAGGAATATCACCAATATACATGATAAATCTATTAGTATATTTAGGCTCCCAATCAAACGCTCTATCAAATAATTCGTTTTGATTTATTCCTGGTAATTCTTGTTCTAATGCCATTTTGTTTTCCTATTTCTTTTATATAAATATTCAATTCCTAAATTTTATTCTGGAAATGAAGCACCAGTTGGTTGAATATTAAAGTCTAATACTATAAATTCTGCAGTTCTGGTTGGTTGTAAAAATATTTGTCCGTATAAAATATTTTGATCAATTAAATCAGCGGTATTGTTAGTGGAATCCATTACAACTCTAAATGCATGTAATCCTTGTTGTGATCTAACACTTTCTAAATATGGATTTGCTATAGCTAAAAATCTATTTCTAGTTTCAACTGTGTTTTGTTCAAATACCAAAAATTTAGTAGATGATGCAATAAATTTCTTAACAGTTATTAATAATCTTCTAACATTAACTCTATCTAATGCCGATGGTCTAGATTGAAGAGTCTTTTGTCCCCATATACAAATTCCTTGATTTGGAAAGTTTGCTATTGGATTAACTCTTGACTCATATAATTCATCTCTATTTGCTTGGGTTAATTTTTCATATGTATTAATTACTGATGTTAAACTACCTCTATTTAATCCTGCAGGTGCATACCATGGTGCTGCTACTGAATCATTAAATGATAATGCTCCAGGTACTACTACAGATGGTGGCACAAACATTGGTTTATTCTTACCAGCATCTACAATTCTTACCCATGGGAAATATGTTGCAGTATAATTTGAATCAATTGAATTAACTTGATTAATAACGGTTGAAATTGAATCTGTTAATGCTCCTGCATCCATTACGTAGAATGTGTCTTGTCTATCTTCTGCTAATTGTCTAGCTTCTGCAGTTACGGTTGAATGTAATCTATCAATTATACCAGGAGTTATTAACATGTTCATGTCAAAGAAATCTGTATTGCTAAGTGCTGCAAATGCTTTTCTATATGCCAATGTTCCTGTTGATGTAGATGTGCTACAATCAAATCCAAATGAATTTGTAGACTTTATATTAGTTCCTGATAATTTAGGTAGATTTGGTCTTGACCCATCAAATCCTCCTTGAAATGGTACCATAAACTTTCTAGTATTAAGTGATACTTCTGTTGCTAATCTACCAGCGTCTAATGAATCTCCAACTGATCCTGAATAGGCACCAGCTATACTTGGAAAATTAGCTTCAGCAGCTTGAGATACATTTCCTAGATAAAAGTCTGAATTTGATCCAGTATTTGAACCTGAAGTTGGTAATGGAGCTAAATAATTCAAGTTATTTAAATTTGTATAATCAAATCCAAAATAATTTTTTCCACTATATGAGCTTCCAATAACTTGAGAAGTTACATATGATACAGGTTTTAAATTTAAATTACCTGCAGACCCCGATACATCTGGAATCGGTGAATTTGCTGATCTAAATCCAAATGGTATTAAAGAAGAATCAATTGCTTTTGCTGCTACATTTTCAGTAACTTCAATTCTTATATACTTTGATAAATTTGGATAATCTCCATTATCGAATATTTTTCCTTCTGCATCAATAGTTCTATATTGATCTCCAATTCTTCTAACTATATAATTAGGAGAGTCTGGATCTAAATTAACATTGGTAAATTGTTCTATTATATCTGGCGACTTATCTGTATCGTCTGAATCAAATGGAGAGCCTGGTAAATTTTTGTTATTTACTTTTCTTACTTCAATTGTGAAAGTTCCATATCCATTAGGATCAGAAACTTCAGAAGACAATCTAACATCTCTTACACCTACTTTAACATCATAATTTTCAGCTTTACCATGAGATAATGTATGAAATTTAAATAAATTTACAGAAGCGCCTCCTGTAATTTTTTGTGATGTTATAAATGGAGTAGATGCTTCTTTAAAATCTTGAAGAAATTCATAATTTTCAATAATTGATAGACTCATTGATACATTTTCATTTTCATTAAATAATGAAAGTGCATCTTTATTTTCATATTTTACATAAACAGGATAATCAACTGATTTAGGATTATTCCCAAAAATCTTTGTAATATAATTATTAGAAGTTGAATCTAATGAAGCTGAAATAAATCCATTAGATAAAT